CATCACTAAAAGAATCCAAATATCTTTCCATTTTATTTTGTAAACTTTGTTTATACGATTCGTCTAGTTGTTTTTTTTCTATTTCTGCGTGTTCTAAAAAATCCATTATCCTTTTACCCAATCCTTAGCAATTGTGAAATTGTCCCTACTGAACTCCAGTCGATCTACTAATTTGACTGCACCTCTAACTCTATCAACTGCAACATATCCTTCAGGATTTGTTACTTTAAAACCATTAGGTGTTCTAATAAAATGTCCGATTGACTGTATTTGATTTAATTTTCTAATTAAAAAACTTTTTGCTCTTTGTAATGATAGATGACTTGCAATAGCAAAATATAATCCTTGTTGGTTTCTATCAATAAATTTTAAACCATCTTCTTGTATTTTTTGGTATTTCTTTTTTGTATCTTCCCTAGTTACTGCGTCAACTTCTTGTTGTAAAATATTCTGATAATATTCTCTAAACATTGTAACCAAAGACTTAACTTTTCCCATATCACTATTATTTCTAACGTAATAATTGAAAAATGTTTTTAATCTAAACCCTACAGATAACGGATTAGAAGTTTCAAATTCATTTAATACGGCAGCTGCTTTGCTTAATGAACCTTCAGCTTGTGCTATAATACTATCAAATTGTGCCATCTCACCTTTATTAAATGTAGATGTTCCTGAAGTATCTTTGTACGTTGCGTCTGTAACAAATATAGATGATAATTTTGGAATACGAGTCAGTGAACCAAAACTAGCTGATAAGTTAGCCATATTTTTGCCAGAATATGAAGTGTGAAATACGATACCCATTCTTGCTCGTGCAATACGATTTCCGATATCACTATCTTTATCTACAGCATACGTGATTGTATTAGGAGTAAATGTGTAATATTGTCTATCATCTATGGATTGAGATTTAACATCACCTTTAGTAAATAATAAATCTCCTTGTAAAATTCCTGTTATTCCTAGTTTAGACAATTCTCTTAAACATACTACTAGTTTATTTGCTAAAACTCCACTATGATTTTTCAGTATATCACCAGTAGAGTAATTGATCTTAGGAGTTTTATTGAATATTGATTTTGTGCCTACAAAGAATTTACCGTTTTCTGGATTAATTCCGCAAAATACAGCAGGCGCACCGTCCCATTTAACGGTGATATTAAGTCTACCGCCAATATTGCCTGTAAGCATTTTCTTAACTGATTTTAGAAACAATACGGCGTCTTTGCCGCCTTTAGATCCTCTATCTATGATAGCGTCTTCGAGTCTTCACAGGTGCTCCAAATGAGTATTTTTTCCTTTGGTAATAAAACCTTTGAAACTAAACATTCGGAGCACCTAACCTTTCTTTATATTGAATTGTTAAATTATATTTGTTGATATAGTATATCTCTTTTGAATATACTTCCTCTGGAGTGGAACAATGTTCTAATATTGTTCTTTTGAAATTCTCTCTTCCGTATTTGCGTATGGCAGACTTTAATAGTCTTCCACTTCCTAGGTAGGAATCACTATTGAATGTGCATACACCTATATACTTTTTACCGTTTTTTAAATTCTTCGTCTGATAAACAAACATTTCTCTATTTCTCTCATTGGTTCCATTAATAATATCAACTTTTCCATATACTTTTCAACACTACTATTTATAAGATTAAATATACTTAAAATCGCCCATTAACCTAGTCGGATAGCCATCCGCGCCTTGGGTATCTCTTATATTCAATTTAAATTCGTACTTTGGTGTCATAATTTCCATATCAATTCTTTTACCTAGACCACCTTTACCACCATAATACACTACTAATGATTTTGGTTTAGCTGCTTCTCTCATATAAGCTTCATCAACTTTGATTGATTTAATAGTTCCGCCTAATTTATGGATGACGTGATATCCGTGTCCTATTCCTGATTGTAATAATTTCTCTAATTGAGTTTTTTGTAAACTGCTCATCTTAGGCCAAACATTTACACTATGACCTTTTTTCATTTTACCATTAAACACATCACAAAAATCCTCCTTATCGATATTAAATAATTTTAATATTCTATTTCCATTAGGACTTTTAATACTATTTGATTTAATTTCTTGCGTTGTTAATATTGTTTTTACTCCAACATTAAAGAAAGTGGTGGTACCTGAAAGTTTTAAACTTAAATAAACTATTGGTTTTGATTTTTGTTTGTTATTAAATAGAGTTATATCTGTAACAATAGGACCTACATTTAATCCTTTTTGTCCATCAGCTCTCATTGTAATATCAGGTCCAAATATTAAAGGTCTTTTTGTGTTTGCAGCCCCTTCTTGGTGTACGTATAAATCTTTAAATCCATTTAATTTATAAGTCTTATATAATCCTTCTATTGAAGGCACTAAAGACATATCAGTAATTTTTTCTCCTGCGTGATAATCCTGGGTAGCTGTTGCATATTGATTTTCAAATAAATTTCCTTTATTGTTAACACCTCTGCCGCCTTTAGAACCATTACCAAATTTCAATCGTATTGTATTAGCCTTTGTTTGTACCCTTATATTATTAATTTCTACCATACCTTGCAAGTCACGGCTAACATTTACCATAGTAAGACTATTAGGATCAAGGTTGATAGGTGTATCAATCTGCTTATATTTTGCAGTAAGATAGTTATATACGGATAAGATTTCTTGTATCTTAGTCTTATCGGTTCTTAACGATTTTATTTCTTTTGATGTTTTTGGAAACAACGTGTATGCCATATTACTCCTTATATACTATTTATTACAATATGTCAAGTATTATTTGGTAATAAATAAAAATTTTGGCATACCGCCGCTGACTTGCCATACAAGGTGTTTATTTTGAAAGTTGACTACTTTGTCAACATCTTCTTCAAAGAATGATTCTATAACCACACTCTTTGTAGGTTGTTCAACAGCTTGCCATATGATCTTATTCTTCTTCTTGGTCATACGTTTTTCATAACATAGCTTTGCAACGTTTCCTCCAGGTCTTTTATCTCCTTTATGGAATCTAACTTTTTGTTTTTTTGACATACATCCTCCTACTATTAATAAACCCAAGACACATATGAATATCTAACACCTTTAAACACAGGTTCTACTCTATGTGGATATAAAAACAAAGATGGAAATAAAATTAAATCTCCTTGTTTTAACTTTATTTTTTTATCTTTAAACATTATATTTTAAAATCTGAAAATTTATCATAGGAAGATTTAATTGGATCCTCTTTTGTTTGTCCACTATCTACAATATTTTGAGCTGATACATTAAGATCATACAGTTTCATCTTAGCTCTATCAACTCCAATAATAAAAGCACGGTTCGTACTAGGATCATTATATCTATTCTTTAATTGTTTTATTTTCATTTGGCCTAATGCTTCTAGTTCTTCATTAGAAATGAGAGCAAACATAAAGTCAGCTGTTGCTGGAAGACCAAATGATTCAGATGTATCTTCTAATCCAATATCAGATGAAGTAAATCCTGTTCTGGTTGTTTGTGTTGCACTAAAGATTGGTACATTAAATTCTACTGCAAGACCTCTCAATTCTTCAGCAATAGATTTAACCATTGTATATGAATTAATATTTCCACCTTTAAATCTAGCACTAGAACATATGTTTAAATAATCTATAAAAACAACGTTAGGTTTAAAACTTTTCTTTAGTGCTAATTCATTAAATAATGCTCTAAAGTGCCCAGCGTGGGCTGACGCTGTAGGATATTCTTTGATAATTAATTTGCCTGTTGTCTTTGCTCTTAATTTAGCAATCTTATCTTCATATAGTTGTTTTGGCATTGCGTGTAAATCATCCATAGTCACGTCTAATAAGTTTGCGTCTATTCTTTCAGCAATTCTTTCTTCAGCCATCTCTAAAGTAATATACAATACATTATGGCCTTGAGTTAAAAAACTTGAAGCACAGTGACACATAAACAAAGATTTACCAACACCTGTACCTGCAAGAGCAATGTTTAGTGTTTTAGGTGGTACCCCGCCTTTGGTAATACGGTTCATATAAGATAAATCAAACTGATATCTTTGTTCTTTTGTATGATACCAACTCCATCTATCTTCCGAATCTTCCATATAATCGTGACCAATATGATTATCAAAACTAACAGCTAATGCCTTTGATAAAATTCCTGGAATAGCTTCTGGTGTATGTAGAGGATCTTTTTTATCTAATATTTTAATACCAGATAACACAGCATTATGTACAGCCCTATCCTTACAAAACTTTTCTGTAGTATCAAATAGCCACTGTAAATCTGGTTTGTCCGAATCTATTAGTATAGTAGTTAAAAGTTGTTTAAGTAGTTTTATTTCTTCTTCGTTTATATCTTTTCTTTGATGAAGTTCGATTAAAATCGCTTCCTTTGTAGGAGGATTTTTATATTTGTTTACAAAGATATCAATCTGTTCAAACATCAATCTTTCAATTCTATTTGAAAAATAATCTGTTTTTAAAAATGGTAAAACTTTTCTTACGTAAGCTTCCGTATAAAATAAGTTTCTTAATATTGTTAGTTCTAGTCTTTCATTAATCATTTATATTCAACCTTACCCTCATTCACTTGTTTTTCTAAACACTCTATTAATATATCGCCAATGTAATTAATAAACTCTTGGCTATCAACATCCTTATCCTCTGGATTTTTTACTATGTCAAAATCAAACTTCATTGGTAATGTTCCATCAGAATTTTCATCTTTAGCAAACGCAACTTTACCGTACTTGTAAACAACATTTAAATATTTGTCGTCAACTAGTTTGATACAGGTAAAATCGTCACCGTCTTTTTGAACAAAGAGGTATCGTTTTTTATTCTGATTCGTCTGATCCGTAACTGAATTTTCTTTTGGCTGCTTCATCAATTTTGTCTAATATCTCCTTTGTAAAATACTTCTCGGGATCATCATTAATGCTTTTGCCAAATACTTTTGTTCCATCCGGCATTTCAAATCGTGTAGATACTTTTTTGAATATACCAGCTTCTTCAGCAATATCTAACAGACCATAATATCTGTCTAAACCAGATTTATATGTTAGTTTTACATCTATTTTAGCATTTTCTTTTGTTAACCTTGATTTATAGTTTTTACAATGTATAATATTACCAATCACTTCCGTGCCGTCTTTTTCTTTACGTTTACTTAAATATATGATTGATGAGGCAGCGTATTTTAGGCCTGAATTGTGTGTAACAACACCATTTTCTAAAATATAATTTTCATATTTGTCCACACTAATATCAAAAACTTTATTTTTA